TACCAGCATTACAGGTGGCTCCGAATGAAGTTCCGATTGTGTAGTTAGTTGTTATTGTTGTTCCATTCTCGATTATCACCTTGTCAGTCCCACCACCAGTAGCTCCAGATGGTGCATCAACATAGGACAACACACCAGCTCCATTTGTGGATAAGAGCTGTCCATTAGAGCCTGTGGATGTTGGGAACTGTGCAACCTTTGTTCCGTTAGCAACAATACCAATCTGTCCAGAACTTACTCTGAAGAAACCAGTGTCAGTGTCTGAGGAGAAGGTAATACTAGGTACTGAAACTGTACCATCAGGGAATGTACCTCCTGCATTTAAATAATCTGCACTTGCAAAAATAACTCCAAAGAAAACTTCTCCTGAAGCTGGAGCAGAACTAAAAACTATATTTGTTCCTGATAATCTAAATCCTGTTGAACCAGAAGAATCAGGTTCCTGAATTACACCACCAACAGATATTAATAATTGAGTCTCATATTTTGGAAAAGGAGTAGGTGCACTTCCTCCTACTAATAAAGAAAATGATGTTGTACTTCCATTAAACGAACTTGAAATATCATCAATCGTTTTGTAATCATTATTCGACCTTAAATTATTACCTAT